ATTTACAACCAACCTATAACACAGGCTGTATCAACAGTTGAATCACCAAATGCGGCATATCAACGCATGGCGCAGTTCTGGGATTTGATTGCAGATTTAAAAGAAGGTACATATAAAATTAGATCAAAGCATAGAAAATATTTACCACAGTTAGAAAGAGAAGTAGATGACAGCTATGATCGTAGGCTTGCTAGATCAACAGTAGTTCCATATTTGCAACGAATAGAGAAGATGCTTTCTGGAATGTTAGTTAGAAAACCAATTCGTTTAGATGACGTTTCAGATCTTGTTCGTGAGCAGCTATTTGATGTAGATCTTGAAGGTAATGATTTAAATATCTGGCTATATCAAACGGCAAGAACAGTCATATCTTTTGGTCATGTAGGTGTTTTAGTAGATGCACCAAAAGAAGGAGAGAAAGCAAGGCCATATTGGGTAACATATAAACCAGAAGATATTCTAGGCTGGAGAACTGAGGTGATAGAAGGAGCAAGAGAACTTACACAGGTACGATTGTTAGAAAGAGTTATTGAAGCCGATGGTAAATATGGAGAAAAAACAATAACGCAGATTAGAGTTTTAGAGCGTGGCAGATATGAAATACATAGAAAAGACGATAAGAGGGGTGAATATAAATTGTTTGATGAGGGCGAAATGAGCCTTAAAGATAAAATTCCTTTTGCTGTGGCATATTCCAACAGAGTTGGTTATTTCGAGAGCCGTAGCCCTTTATATGACATAGCGGAGTTAAATTTAAAACATTATCAAATACAATCTGATCTTGATAACATTTTGCATATAAGTTCTGTTCCCTTGCTTGCAGTTTTTGGTTATCCAAATGCAGATGAGATTACGACTGGCCCTAGTGAAGCTTTATCATTACCGCCAGAGTCCAGAATGGAATATATCAGCCCATCAGGTGATAGCTATGACAGTCAGTTTAAGAGACTTGATGACATTAAAGAACAGATAAACACTTTGTCACTGGCTGCGGTATTAGGGCAGAAGTTAGTAGGAGAAACAGCAGAGGCTAAAAGAATAGACCGTTCACAGAATGACAGCACAATGATGGTTGTTGCCCAGCAGATGCAAGATTTAATTGATAACTGTCTTAAGTTTCATAGTGAATATCTCAATGAACCTAATGCTGGCAGTTCTTTTGTTAATAGAGACTTTGTAACAGCAAGACTAGAGCCACAAGAAATACAGGCATATTTGCAATTGTTCACTGCTGGCACTATCAGTCAGGAAACATTACTGAATCAACTATCGGCTGGAGAGATTCTTGGTGATGACTTTGACGTAGAGGATGAGATAGAAACCACACAGAATGGTGGCCTTACAGAAAGAGAAGCTCCAGACATAGAAGATGATGAAGAGACAGAAGAGGCGGCTTGATGAATGAGTACACCAGAAGCATTTTTTCGTGAGACTATTGATTTAAACAGATATAGTAACGCTGTTGCAAAAGATTTTCAGAAGGCATACAATGATGTAATTTTAACGGCAGCGAAAAAACTAAAGCAAATAAATATAAGACAAGCCGAAGCTGGAGCAGGGGTTATTGTTGCACCACAGACAAGAAAAAGATTAAGGGCAATAATTCAACAGTCAAAAATAAGTTTAGATACTTGGTCAAGGACTACAACAAAGCAGATGATAAAAGAGATTGAAGGTTTAGCGGAAGTACAGGCTGGATTCATAGAGAATGAACTTAAGAAAGTTGTAAAGTCTGGTGATGTACCAATAAATTCTGTTGCTGTTAGTAGAAAATATGCAGAATCTTTTGTAAAAACAGATCCAACACAAACAAATATTTTTACCAGTAAAGAATTTACAGAAGATGATTTTAAAAAGTTTGGCTCTGGAAAGTTTGAACTTACTGCAAGACAGGGAGCAATGCAGACTCTTCCTAATGGGCAAACAGTAGAGAAAGCATTTAGAGGCATAGCGGAAAGGCAAAAAGATGCTTTAGCAAGACATATTAGGCAAGGAGTATTTAGTGGAGAATCAACAGCAGAGATAGCAAGACGCATGGTTGGCAGACTTGAGTTTGGACAGAAAGGAAGTGTAAGACAAATTGCAGCCGCAGGAGGAGAACTTACAAAACTTGCAAACTATCAAGTTCAAACAATAGTAAGAACATCTGTTAATCAAGTACAAAATCAAGCATCACAGGCGGTGTATGCGGCAAATAGTAAAGTTGCACCTAAATATGAATATGTTGCAACTCTGGACAGTAGAACAAGTCCTATTTGTAGAAGGCTTGATGGACAGGAGTTTGCATATAACAAAGGGCCAACACCACCACAGCATTTTAATTGTCGATCTACTACTGTTCCTGTCGTTGACTTTGATGGATTGCAGAAGAAATATCCAAGCTTGGAAAAGCCACCAGTAGGCAAGGTTGTTACACGACCTACAGGAGAGGGAACTGGCAGAGTACCACAGGGAACAGCTTATGGTGATTGGTTATTGAAGCAAGATAAAAAGCTACAGGTTAAAACTTTAGGCAATGAAGGGAAGGTAAATTATTTTAAAAGGTTGGCAAAGAAGGAAGGATCAGGACAGAAGGCGATAAGAAAACTTGTTAGAGAAGATGGCAGCGAAAGAAGTCTTAAGGACTTGAAAAGGCTATATGGCAAGCCTAGTGATATAACAATCAAGACACCAAAGCCCAAGTCTGTAACTAAGCCTGTTGCCTTTGAAAGAAGGTTAGTAGATTCAAGCCCAGAACAATTAAGAAAAGATGGTAAAGCTTTAATTGATGAAGTGGGTGGACTTGATGTTGATAAACTTAAAAAACTTGAAGCAGAGTTTAAAGTTGCTGCAAAAGAAGCGGCAAGAGATATAGGTGCTTTAGATAAATTTGAAAAAGTTAAAAAGAATTACTTTGATTACAGAGAAAAATTTGAAACAAGATTAACTACTTTGAAAAATAAAATGCTTGAAACGACTCTTAATGATGCACAAATAAATAAATATATTAAAAATACAAAGATTACAACATGGAACGCTGCTCAAAAAACAGAAATTAGAAGTCAGTTAGATGAATACATAAGAATGTTTAATGGTAATGGTTTTATTGATGCTGAAAATGGAGTTCCAGCAATAACAAAAATTGGTAAAGCCAGCAGGGCATCTAATTCACACTGGAAAGGTTCTATTACTGCACAGCTTAATAGGCAAGGAAAGATAAGTAAATCTACAACATTCCATGAAATAACACATTCAGTAGAAGTTATGAACCCAAAACTAAATAATTATATGAATGAATGGAAATTTAAAAGAGCATTTACAGACAATGCAAAGATAAAAGAAGTTATTAATAACAAGAGAGCTTATGCCGAGTCTGGTCTAGTTGATAGGGCTGCTGGCAAGCCAATTTATAAACTTAAAGATATAACAAATATCAGGTATCAACCAAGAGAAAAAGCATTTGTTGATAAGTATTTAGATCCTTATATGGGGAAAAAATATGAACCATATGATTTTTCAAGATTTGGAATAAAAGAAAAACTTGAATCATCTGAAGTTTTAACAATGAGCGTTCAACAGTTTGGAAAAGTAGAAAACATGACAAAACTATATAGAGAACACCAAGATCTTTTTGAAATAATTGTTGGTATGTCTAGGGCAAAGGGTTTATAGCATATCCAGTTGTATAACTTTCTAAATCTTTAACAGCTTGAAGTCTTGATTTTTCTGGCACTTTTACATTTGACAATCCAACTGAATTAATGGCTGCATTTATTACATCTGCAATATCACAACTGTTTTTATCAAACATATGCCCATGAACACCAAATAGTCCTTCTCTTACATCATTTTCCCAAAGCTCAACAGCATTTTTTGACCCTATAGCTTTTGCTGTTTGTTTAGAATGTTGAATTTCAATATCCCCTAGTGGGGTGGTGATAGTTATAGTTAACATAAATACAGTTTACTTATGCCACTAAAAAAAGGCAAATCACAGAAGGCGATATCTGCAAACATTCGTTTGTTAATGAAGGAAGGCAAAACATTAAAACAAGCACAAGCCATAGCATTATCAAGTGCTAAAAAACGTAAAAGGAAGTAAAATAAAATCAGTTGCACTTCTTACTATGTACGGAACACCAAAAAAAACTAAGATCAAAAAAACTAAAAAAATTAAGAAGAAGTGAAAAAAAGAAAGTTTAGAAAAGTAGCAAAGGATAAAAAGACTGGTGTTGCTAAGAAGTATCTTAGTGGTGCTAAAAACAAGAGTGCAAAAGCAGCAGAAATAAAACGTACATCAGCAGCATATAAGAGAGGTGAATTTATAGACATTAAAGCTGTATCAAAATCCCGAACTAATCAAGATGGCTCCAAGAAAAAAAAGCGCAAAAAAAGCTCCACCCGCTAAACCTTTAAGTGCCGCAGTAGTCAAGGCACTTAAGAAAAAAGCCGAAGGTACTAAATTTACTTATCGAACACTGGCTGCTGTTTACAGGAGAGGTCAAGGGGCTTACTTGTCTGGTGGATCAAGAAATGTTCCTATGGGTGCATGGGCAATGGGTAGAGTAAATAGTTTCATTACTGGCAAAGGTGGAGCTAGAAAAGCAGATGCTGACTTAACTAAGTAAATCAAAATGAAACTTACTACAAGACAAAAGAATACTCTTAAAAAACACCAAGAGACTCATGGGCATACAAAGGCTCACATGGAATATATGAAACGTAAGATGAGGGAGGGCATGAGTTTTACACAGGCTCATAGAATGGCAATGAAGAGGAAGGGTAAATGAATAAAATTTTTTATGGTGACTCTAGGACAGTATTAAAGAATGTCAATTTTAAAGCCAGAACTTGTGTGACTTCACCACCTTATTTTGGAGTGAGAAACTATGGTGACAAACCTAATCAAATAGGAATTGAAAAAACTGTTGATGAATATATTGATAATCTTGTTGAAGTTTTTAGCTTAGTCAAAGATTGTCTTACAGATGATGGAACTTTATGGGTAAATATTGGTGATAATTATGAAAAGAAGAATTTGCTTGGAATACCTTTTCAGTTAGCTTTTGCTTTAAAAAAAGATGGCTGGTATCTAAGACAAGACATAATTTGGCATAAACCAAATCCAATGCCCGAAAGTGTTACTGACAGATGTACTAAATCTCACGAATATATTTTCTTGTTGAGTAAGTCTAAAGATTATTATTTTAATTCTGATGCAATTAAAGAAAAAGCTGTAGGAGAAAGATGGGGCAAGAATAAACCAATGGATATAAATAACTCAAAAGATAAAACGAATCAATTTAATGGGTTGTCAAGAGCAAGACAGATGCTTTTTGAAACAAGAAACAAGCGTTCTGTTTGGACTGTAAAAACAAAACCATATAAAGAATCACATTTTGCAGTTTTTCCTAAAGAATTAATTACACCTTGTATATTATCAGGCTCAGAACATGGAGATATTGTTCTTGATCCTTTTATTGGCTCTGGAACTACGGCAGAAACAGCAAAAAATTTAGGAAGAAAATATATTGGTGTAGAACTTAATGAAGAATATAAAAATATTGTTGATAAAAGAAGCGATTTATTTCAATACGATTTAGACCTAAAATATGGATAAAAAATTATGAGCAAAGATCCTAGATTAGAAAAATTTAAATTAGCTGGTTTTAACAAACCAAAGAGAACCCCATCACACCCAACAAAGAGTCACGTTGTTCTTGCCAAAGAAGGCGATAAGGTCAAATTAATTCGTTTTGGGATGCAGGGAGCAAAGAATAAACCGCCAAGAAAAGGAGAATCAGATGCAGATAAGGCAAAACGCAAGAGTTTTAAGGCTAGACATGCTAAAAATATTGCCAAAGGTAAAATGTCGGCCGCTTTTTGGGCAGACAAAACCAAGTGGAGCTAATATTGTGAATAATTGTTAAAATTTATTTATGGCAGAAGAACTAATCAAGCCTAATCCACCTGTTAATACAGCAGAAGTTGAAGCATTAAAAGAAAGCGTAAGAAAGCTTGAAGCAAATAACAAAGCATTAATGGATCAATATGCTAAAGCGCAAGAGAAAGCAAAGGCACTACCACCTGATGTTGATGTAAATGCTTTAATAGCTTTTAAACAACAGAAAGAGCAAGAAGAGTTAGAAGCTAAAGGCAGATATGAAGAAGCAATTGCAAAACAGGCACAGCAATATCGTGAAGCGGAAGAAGCTAAAAATAAAAAAATACAAGAACTTGAATCTAGGCAGAGACAGTTAGAAGTTGAAGCTCCAGCCGTCACAGCCCTTGCTGATGTCGTACACGATCCCCAATATGTGCTTTCACGCATTAGCAAGGAGCAATTATCTAGAGAAGCAGATGGAACTGTAGTTGTCGTTGATGGATATAACAGAACTCCAGTTAAGGAATGGGCAATGTCACAAATGCCTCAATGGGTACAGAAGAACCCAAGACCACAAGGAGGTGGAGCTACTACAACAAAAGTTCAAACAGAATTTGTTTCTGCTGGTGAAAAAAACCCTTTTGCAAAGGAATCTTTTAATCTTACAGAACAAAGCAGATTGTTTAGAACAGATATAAATAAATATAATATGCTCAAAAATGCTGTTAGCGGTTAATATAGAACTATCTAGTGTGCGCTAGTCAGGGTTTGCACCCGCAAGTGAACATATCTTATTAATTAACATGGCTACAGTACGTAGTGATTTAATTATCCCAGAGGTGTTTACCCCCTATTTGATAGAAGCTACAACTCAAACTGATAGCTTTCTTCAAAGCGGTGTGGTGCAACCTCTAGCAGAATTAAATCTATCGTCAGACAGAGGCGGTGACTTTGTAAAGATTCCATTTTATAAAGCAAATTTAAGTGGTGATTTTGAAGTTCTAACAGATTCAACTTCTTTAACACCTTCTAAGATTCAAGCAGATAATCAAATAGCTGCTGTTCTTCATAGAGGTAGAGCTTTTAGCTCAAGAGATTTAGCTAGTCTTGCAGTTGGTAGCAGTACTGATCCTATGGCTGCTATTGCTCAAAAAATGGCGGCATACGTCAACAACCAGAAACAGAAGGATTTATATTCTTGCTTAACTGGTGCTTTTGGTTCTATCAATAACAACTCAAGCAGTTCAGCATTGTTTGGTTTAACTATTGATTCTGAGTCAGGAGATACTCCTACAGCATTAAGTCCTAGACACGTTGCGAAGGCACAGTCTTTACTTGGCGACCAAGGCGGAAAGCTTACAACAATCGCAATGCACAGCAAAGTGTATTACGACCTAGTTGAAAGAAGAGCAGTTGATTTTGTTGCAGCTACAGACATCAATGGTGGCGGTGCTACAGCTTCTGGTGGTTCTATTGAAAATGCTTTCGGGAATCCAACAGTACCAACATTTATGGGTCTAAGAGTAATTATCTCTGATGACATTCCTACAACAGGGTCTGGATCTTCTACAGAATATTCAGTATTCATGTTTACAAATGGTGCTGTTGTAACTGGTGAACAAGCTCCGATCAGAACACAAACAGACAGAGACATCCTTGCTTTAGAAGAAGCAATGGCTGTTGATCTTCACTACATCTACCATCCAGTTGGTTTGAAGTATGCGGTGACAACTGTCAACCCAAACAGATCAGTTCTTGAAACTGTAGGCTCTTGGTCGAAAGTCTATGAGACAAAGAATATCGGTATCGTGAGAGCTACCGTTGTATCAAATAACGACTAGAGGTAATTATGACTTCATTATTTGACGTTACTGCTGGTTCTTTAATAGGGCCAACAACAGGCGGCACTGTTACTCAAGGAACAAGCAAATCAACAGGTGTGACCCTTAACACTTCAAGCGGTCAGATCACTATGCATGATGCGGCTCTTGCTGCTGCTGCTGAAGTATCTTTCACTGTTACAAACAGTAAGATCACTTCAACAGATGTAGTAGTTGCTATTCATGGATCTGGTGGAACTGCTGGATCTTACTCAGTAGAAGCCAATTCAATAGGTTCTGGATCTTTTGCAATCACTGTATCTAACACATCGAGTGGTTCATTAGGTGAAGCTATTGTTATTAATTTCATTGCATTAAAAGGTGCATCAAGTTAATGGGGATGTACGCATTTAGGCGTATGAGGGAACAAAACGAAGCTGCTCAAAAGGCGGCTTCAGTTTCCACCTCTAAGCCAAAACCAAAACGTAAGACAAAAAAGGAAACAACTAATGGCGATCTCAATAGTATCGACAGTCGGTAGTGCTACAGCTAACAGTTATGTCACATTAACTGAGGCTCAAGCTTTTATTGATGGCCTTACAGAATCTGATGACGTAGTTGCATGGGGTAACAGCACTGAAGATCAAAAAAACAGAGCTTTATTTTCAAGCACAAGAAGAATAGATCGTGAAAAATTTTTAGGTGCTAAAGCTTCTAATACACAGGCAAGAATGTGGCCTCGCAGTGGTGTTCGAGTTCCAGATCAATATACAAATTTGTATGGTTTATCTTTTCCAAACAGAATATTGGCTGATTATTACACAGACACAGAGATTCCAGACGAGGTGAAACACGCACAGATAGAACTTGCTGTTTATCTTAATAATAATAAAGATGGTATTGGCCTAAGTGGCCTAGAAGATTTTGCAACAATGAATGTAGGAAATATAAATATCACTCCTAATTTTTTTGGAAGAGTAGGAGTTGATCGCATACCGCCAATTATTGACCATTACTTGATAGGCCTTAGAATAGGTGGAAGTGCTAATCTATCAATCAAGAGGTCTTAACTAATGGCATACGAATATCCAGCCGCAATCATCATTACTGATACAAATGCCCATACAGGCAGATTTGGAAAGGTGCATTGTTTAACAGATGCGAGTGCTACTTTTGTCGCAGAAAACATTACAGAAAATGGATCTTCAACAATTAATGGCATAACAATGAAGGCTTCAAGTGAAGTTTGCGGGGTTATTACAAGTATTACTCTTGCCAGTGGTCAAGTTATAGCTTATTACTTATGAGCATTGCATCAGGCATTATAAAAGGTGTAAGCGCAGCAATGCGGGCTGTAGGAGGTGATATTACTTTGGTTAGATTTACAGAAGGTACTTATGATGAAGAGTCTGGTGTTTTTTATAACAATGAAACTAAAGTTACAATCAAAGGCATTTTAAGTAATGTTAGTAGAAGTCAAGCTAATGATTTAATAGAAGCACAGGATAAAAACTTAACTATTTCTGCTGGCGATATAACTTTTGTGCCAACTACAAAAGATAAAGTACTAATAAGTGGTATCAGTTATAGAATTATTCAAGTTAATGTAAATGAGCAAAATAATACACCACTAAGCTTTAATCTTATTTTGAGGTAAGAATGACTAGAAGAATAAAAGTAAATCAAATAAAACAATTTTATGAAGAATTAATTGTTGATGCTGTAGCTGGAACAACTCTTGAATGGACAAGAAGGGTGAAAAAAGCAACTCCTGTTGATACTGGGAGATTAAGAGCCGCATGGCAAACAGATATAAAACCACTGCAAGGAACAATAATTAATAATGTTGTTTATGCAGAACCAGTTTGCTTTGGTGTAAATCTTCCACCGTCATGGGGAGGACGTTATAGAACAAGACAGCAAACAGTTGCTGGATTTCCAGAGTTAATTGGAAAAGAATTAGAAATTTATATTAATAAACTTTTTAGGAAATTTTAAATGGCTGCTACAGATTTAAATACCGTTAGAGCTACTATCGAAACACGTTTAAGAGATGAATTTAGGACAAACGAAATAATTCCTATTATTTTTAACAATATGCCTTTTGATTCTCAAAATGTTGATAAATATATTCAATGTATTACTAGCTTTGGTCAGAGTGAATACCTTACACAAGGAAACGCTACCAGTGCAACAAATCTTGTTGTTGGTCTTACTACTTTTAATATTTTTACAGAGCAAGGTTTAGGATCTGGATCTAATTTTGCAATATGTAAAAGAATAAGAGATTTATTTAATAGGATTACTGCATCAGACGTAAGATTTGACCCGCCTGTTGGCCCTGAGATATTACAACCTAGTCCAGAAGGTAAATTTCAAACCCAGATAAGAGTAACATTTGAATTATATGAAACATTAACAGCATGATTGAAATTACTGAAGAAATGCTAGACGCTATTGAAGCTGTAAAAGGTAGAAGAGATCCAAAATATTGGGATCCACGTTGCAGAAGATATATGGAAAAACTAAGAGCAAATAAAAAAGATGAAAAAAAAGCTGAAAAAGGTTAATATATACTTAAATCTTTTATAAATTGTTATGGCTGCTGTTAAAGGTGACGTAGGTCAAGTTAAATTTGATGACGGTGGTAGTTCGCCCGCTGCTGTCGCTGGTACTAGATCATGGTCTATGTCGATCACAAAGGACACACAAGAAACAACTGTACAAGGTGACACTTTTAAATCTTTTATTGGTGGAGCTATTGAAGGAGAGGGATCTGCGGAGCTTGTATATGATAATGCAGCATCAGGAGAAACCGCTACATTTATGGACGGTATTTTAACCACTGGCGACCCTGCAACAGCTTCTTTTGAACTTTTTCCTGATAGTGGTGCATCAACAAAGAAAATAAGCTTTGTTGGCCTGATAACTAGCTTTGAACAATCTTCATCTCAAGGAGATATAAACACAATTAACATTACATTTAAACCATCTGGAACTATTACATCAGCAATTTAATTTATGGCAACTCAAAGATCAGCGGACATACTGCTTGGAGCATTTAAAGATGAAATGGTCACAAGGAGAAAATTTGAAGTTAAAGATTCTAAAGGAGAAGTCAAATTAACTTTATATTTTAAGCCAATTACAAGATATGCAAGGGTAAGAGCGCAACAACTAGCTGGATCAGATGATGCTTTAGTTATATCAACACAATTACTTTGTCAGATGGCAGAAAAAGAAGATGGAACTCCAGCTTTTGATATGTCAGATGCACCAATATTGCAAAGATCTTTACCAGAAAAAGTATTAAATGATTTAGAACTTTTCTTGAACGATATAAAACTTGATATTGATACAGCAAAAAAAGAATAAAAGGGGATAACTGGTTAAGATTTGAGTTTTTCCTTGCAACAGAACTAGGTAAGACAGTACAAGAACTCAGAATAAATTTAACTGAGGTCGAACTTATGTATTGGGCTGCATACTATGAGATAAAATATGACGAAGAAAAAAAAGCATTACAACGACAAAAACACAATTCAAGGTAAAATAAAGTAAAGGTTTTTTTCATTTGTGGCAGAAGCAGTTGTAAAACTTAGAGTTGATGCGACAAACGCAAATAAAGCATTAAATGGTGTACAGGCAAAAACACAAAAGCTTCAATCTTCTTTAGGTGGATTAAAAACAGCTATAGGCGGAATTGGCCTTACACTCTTAGCAAGGCAAGCAATAAATACTTCAGCAAATTTTGAAAAATTAAATGTCAGGCTAGGTCTTTTAACAAAAGCAAATGGCACTTTTGCTAAATCACAGCAAATTGCTGCGGATGCACAAAAAGCATTTGGATTAAGTGCAACAGAAGCACTTGAAGGTATTACAGATATAACAGCAAGATTAGCCCCTTTAGGTGTTGGAGTTGAAGATATAAAAAGTACATTTTTTGGATTTAATACAGCAGCTAAATTAGCTGGCGCATCAGCTATAGAGTCTTCAAACGCATTTAGACAGTTAGCACAGGCTTTAGGTTCTGGAAGACTTGCTGGTGATGAATTTAGAAGTATATCTGAACAAATTCCAACCTTGCTTGCGCCTATAGCTGATGAATTAAATGTGCCAATAGGTAAATTAAAAGAACTAGCAGCAGAAGGTAAATTAACAAGTGATGTTGTTTTAAGGGCATTGAGGAAGATTGAGACAGATGGCGGTGCTTCTTTAAAGGCTTTAATTGAAAATGACCCCACACAAGTTTTTAAAGATTTTAATAATGCAACGGAAGATTTATCAAGAGCATTTGGAGATCAGTTAAAACCTGTAGTTGTTGCTGTTACAAAAGCTTTAACAGAATTTATTATAAAAATTACAGAATTTGTAAATACAGATGCGGGCAAAGCCTCAATGATACTGCTAGGTATTGCTGCGGCTTTAAAGACTATTACTGTTGTTGCCCCTTTAGCTCAAGCTGCTGTAGCGGCATTTACTGTAAAAGTAGGTGCTTTAAAAATTGCAGTTCTTGGACTATCTGGTGCGTTAGCCGCTAGTGGTATAGGAGCTTTTGCTTTAGCTCTTGGGTTTGTTACAACAAAAATAATACAGGCTAGAAGAGAACAAAAAGAATTGAATAATGCAATAAAAGAAGGATCTAGTGAAGAGGTAAATAACCAAATTGAAAAACAACAAGAAATATTAGATAAAATAAATAAACAACTTGAAAGAGGTAGAGTAATAAACAGAAAAGAACTAGAATTTAAAAAGCAGTTAATAGAAAAAAATATTGTAGAGCTAGAAAATAGAAATCAAGTTCTTGAAAAAGAAACAGAAATAACTGGAGAAAAGAAAAAACAAAATGTAGAAAATAAAAATGCAGAAGTATCCTTAAAAAATCAACAAACAGAAACAGAAAAACTAAAAGAAAAAATGACTGCTGTAGGTGAAGAGATCGAAAGCAGTATTAAAAATAATTTAAGAGATGCTATAACTGGAGCAAAATCATTTGGTGAAGCAATGGCAGGGGTTCTTAATAAGATAAGAGACAAAATTATAGATGCTCAACTAGATAAGTTATTAGGTGGCTTTGCTGAAAACTTTGCCAAAGGTAAAAAGGGTAAAGGTTTTGGAGGATTTGTTGGTAGCATTATTGGTGGCTTGTTTGCAAATGGTGGACAACCCCCTGTAAATAAAATTTCAGTCGTAGGTGAGCGAGGCCCCGAATTATTTGTGCCTCGTTCTGCCGGTACTGTTATTCCTAATAGTGATATCGGTGGGTCAAATATTACGAATAATATTAGCATCAGTGTTGATGCTACAAATTCAAATGTGCAAAGCGATGGTGACGGGCAACAATTTGGGCAAGCTCTTGCAACTGCTGTTCAATTAGAAATAGTTAAACAAAAACGTAGTGGAGGTTTACTTACATAATGGCTACATTTAATGATTCAACACTTGGTACAACAACAGGTGCGACTACTCCTACATATGGCTCTGTAGAAAATGCTTCACCTAAAAATATTACAGTGCAATTTGGAGATGGATATAAGTCAAGAAATGCATTTGGATTAAATCAAAATCCAAAAACTTATAATTTCAGCTTTGTAGTTTCTGTATCTGATGGTGATAAAATTTTAGCTTTTTTTGATGACAGAGCTAAAGACAGTGCAAGTTTTACATTTACCCCACCAGCAACAAGTACAGCAAGACAATTTATTTGTGAAAGATATGTTAGAAATAATACTTATTTAAATAGAGTTACAATACAAGCAACATTTGAGGAGGTATTTCAGCCATGACAATACCAGTTGAACAATTACAAAAACTAGATAGCATTACAATTATTGAATTGTTTCAGCTTGATTTAGTTTCTGGTTTGCATTACGGAGCTACAGACACTTCAGCTACTACTTTATATAGATTTCATAATGGTACGAATGAAATCAACACAGATATTATTTGGCAGGGAAATTCATACGCTGCTATAGCTTGTCAGGCTGAAGGCTTTGAGTCAGGTGATAATTCTGTTATGGCTAGACCAACAATGACTTTTGCTAATACTGTAGGAAACTTTTCTACTATCTTGCAGATAGTAAATACAATAACTCCTTTCAATGATTTACAAGAAGCTCAAATAACAAGAATTAGAACGATGGCACAGTTTTTAGATGGACAAAACTTTGAAAATCAAATCAATCCTTATGGAACACCAGACAGCACAAAAGAACTTGAGCAACAAAAGTTTTTAATTAATAAAAAAATTGTTGAAAATAATAATATTTGTAGTTTTGAGCTTGTTAATACTATTGATTTTGAAAGTCTCAATATACCTAGGTTACAAATAACTAAAGATAGATTTCCAGCAGTGGGGAGTTATGTTTTTATATGATTTGGAAAGAAGAAGCCAAAAAACATTTTATTGACTGTAAACCAGCAGAAGGTTGTGGATTGTTGATAGAAAAAAATGGTAATGAATTATTTTATCCTTGTAAAAATATAGCTTCACATATAACTGAAGATATTACTTTCGCTATAGATCCTTTAGATTATGCAGCCTGTGAAGATGATGGAGCAGAAGTATTAGCAGTAATACACTCTCATGTAGAAGGCAGCGCAGACCCTTCAGAGGCAGACATTAATAACTGTAAGTTATATATGATTGATTGGTATATTTATTCTGTACAAGATGATAATTGGTGTTTTTTGGAGGCGGAAACATGACCAAAAAAATTAAATTATATGGCACTTTAAGAAAATTATGCGGTGTGAAAGAATTTAAAGCAGATGTTTTTACTGTAGATCAGGTATTTAGTTTTATAAAAGTAAATTTTCCTAATACTAAAGAACATCTTACTAATGCCTGTTACAGTGTCGTAGTTAATGAAAGAGATATTACTTTTGCGAATATATTAATTCAAACTGACGAAGAGATAAAAGTAGTTCCATTAATTTCTGGTAATTTTATTTTTGGTTTAGGTAGTTTAATAGCTGGCTTCTTTACGTCTTCTGTTGTAACAAGTGCTTTAACTATGTTGGCTGTTAACGTAGGTATAGGATTTTTATCAGATTTATTAGCCCCAACCCCATCTGCACCAGAGGCAGATCCGCAAGTTTCATCTTTTTTAAGCAATCAAAATGCAAACACAACAAAGGCTGGAGGTGCAGCCCCTTTGATTTTTGGTGAATGTTTAGTAGGTTCTATTGTTATAAGTGCTGGTGCTGATACAGTACAAGTAAATGACATTCCAGAATCAGACGTACCTTAATCCTATAAAAAAATGGCACGAGAAATTAGCAATAATAATTTTCAATTAAATGAAGATTTACCAGATAATTTTTCAAAATCTGTTCAATTTTTTACTTTTCTTGATTTAGTTTCTGATGGAGCAGAAATTGAAGGTTTTTCTACACCTTCAAAAAATAATTTACCAATACCAAGTAGTTTATTAAATCCTTCTACAGCTAACGACCCTGAGTTAGTTACTGAAGATGAAAAAACTTATATCCAGTTAGCACAACAGGATATTTTTTTGGATGGTCGTGCAATACGAGATGAAGGAGGTAATGAAAATATAATAAATACAGCTTTAGCAATAAGAACAGGAAGGGAAAACCAACCAATAATGACAGGTGTGAATGAATTTAAAATAAATGGTAATTTAACCTCGGCTAAAGTATTAAACAATGGAAATGCTGAACTCAATAAAGTAACAGGTACTATAGATGCTGGTGTTGACGTTAATAGCACACCAAAAGCAGTAATAATAACTTTAAGGTGGCCTAGTTTAAGGCAACTAAGTGCAGATGACGGTAGTACAGTGGGTTTGGGCATTAACAGTGGTGAATTTAAAGGTGAATCTGGCAGCGTGGATATACTTTTGAGAATAAGAAATAAAAACGGTATAGAAATTAAAAGAAAACAAGTTCTGGTTAACACTATTTCAGTTGGACAATACAGTGTTGATTACAGACTTGAAATTCCAGTGAGTATTCATCAAGATTTAACTGCTATTAATGATAATTACCCATTAAGTGTAGATGTTTTAAGGTCTGATCAAGAATTTAGAGATTCTGCTTTAGGAAGGAGTCCTTTTAGTAAAACTAATCGTAGGGGTAATAATATTTATGAGGAAGGAACAAGAAGATTCACTGAATTTTTCTTTTCTGGGCTTCAAGGTGTTATTCCTTTAAATCAAGCAAATGCTACATTTCCAAAAAGTGCATACATAGGATTAAGGTACTCGGCAGAACAGTTTCCAAACATACCTCAAAGAAAATATTTTATAAGAGGAATTAAGGTCAGAATACCAACATTCGTAAATATTGACACCGCTAATACAGGTCGAATCATATACCCATCAGGATATACTTTTGGAGCGTTAACAGGAGTAAGAAATGAATCTAATGGTAAATTCTGGACAACAGACCCAGCTTGGATTTTGTATGCACTTTTGACTGAAGATTATGGTTTAAATATAGAAGATTCAAAAATTGATTCTGCATCTTTTTTTGCTGCTAGTCAATATTGTTGTGATTTTAATAATACTGGTTTGCCTAGATTTTCTTTTAATGGTGTATTGAATAGAAGAAAAAAAGCCTTAGACGTTATTAAAGAAATTGCAAGTTTAATGAGGGCTACTCTTTACTACAAGAATGGTTCTATAAAAATTGCAATAGATAAACCAGAAACTGTTACTTCATATTTGTTTACAAATGCAAATGTTGTTGATGGAGCTTTTAATTATTCTGGTAATGACAAAGATAAAAAATATACACAAATAAATGTGAGTTACTTTAATAACGACATACAAGAATTAGACCTGATATCAATAGAAGAACCCTCTATGATAACAAAATTAGGTTTAAATCAAACTAATATATCAGCTTTACATACTACAGACAGACAGCAAGCAAAAAGATTAGGTCGAACAATTTTATATACTTCATTATTTGAATCAGAAATTATTACTTTTGATTGTGGTTTAGAAGCAGCAGCTATATTAGAACCTTTTGATATAATTAAAGTTGCAGATAGATTAAAAGAGACATTCAGAGCAAGCGGAAGAATTAATTCTGTTACTAGTTCAACAGTAGTGGTTGTTGATGATAGTACAGATACAACAGTTGGAACTATTGGCGATACTTTTTTAATTATTGATAAGAAAGGTAATGTTCAAGAGAAAACTATTAGTGGAGTAAATGGCAGTTCTATTACATTATCAAGTAGTTTTTCTACAGATGAGCTACCTCAAGCTGGTACGATTTGGGCTGTTAAAACACAAAATATTCAACACAGAAAATTTAGAGTTACCAACATTAAACAAAAAGATAATTTTACTTTTACTGTTACAGCAATTACTTATGACGATAATAAATATAGTTATATAGATGATCAATCAAGTAATTTTGGTGAAGGTGATGCCCCTTCTACACTTTTAGATACATTAGAGCCACCAGAAATTTTTGAATTAAAAGAAGAATTAATTGTAGTGAATGGTAGAGCTACAAGCAGAATAGTATTAAATTTTGCATATGTTAATGGGGCAAAAAGATATCAAGTAAGTTATAAGCATGATAATTCTCCAAGCAAAACTCAAAATGTTTTTGACAATCAATTTATATTAACTAATAATGCTGCTGGGTCTTATGAATTTACAGTTAAGTCAGTTAATACAGCACATTTAGTAAGTAAAACTGGATCTGTTAGAACAATATTAGCAGAAGGATTATCTGATAAACCTAGTGCAGTCAGTAATTTAAGAGCCGAAGAAAGTGGTGATAATTTAATTTTAAAATTTGATCGTGCTACTGATAAAGATGTTCTGTTTGGTGGCTTTGTAGATGTAAAATTAGCACTAATAACTGATGGAACTGCAACTTTACAAGATTCAAATCCCGAAAAACGTGTTGATGGGAATATTAATGAAATTGTTTTTAATGACTTTCAAAGCGGAGAATATTTTTTAAAATTTATTGACGTAAACGGCAACGAATCCGAAACTGCTACATCTGTTGTTGTTAATAGGACTATAAGTTCAAATAATTTACTTGCTCAACAAATAAGAGAAAATCCAAGCTTTTCTGGTACAAAAGTTAATTTAAGACTAGATGGCACAGTTAATGGCTTAGTGCTAGACAGTGGTACAACGATTGATTCGATTACAGATTTTAATACTCTTGCTTTAGCAGATGGAACTACTTTTAATAATATTGATGATGTTATTAGTGGAATTTCTACATCAGGATCATACATTTTTAATGCAAATGATATAAATCTTGGTGCGCCTTTTAGATTACATCTTGAACCACATTTTAAAAAATCTGGATTTGATACTGCAAATTTGTGGGATTCATACACAGATGATATGGATGATTGGCCTGATATTTTTACATCAGGTACAACAGTTGTTGATAAAAGTGCTGATTTAATATTTCAAGTCGCAAAAAGTCAAACAGCAACAGCCAGTACAAGTTTTGAAACTTTTACAAATACAGATATTATTGCTCAAACTTTATCATTTAAAGTTTTAGTGGAAAACCAAAGCACTTATGAGAATGTAGATATAGAAGAACTAGGAGTAAATTTAATATTTAGACCTAGAACTGAAAGAAGTATTGATAATGCAAATGCTACAAATGGTGTTTTAACAAGTTCTAGTAGTGGAGCAACTTCAGTAACTTTTGCTAAAAAATTCTTTACAGGAACAACTTCTATTGGTGGTAGCACAACAGCATTTAATCCAGTTGTTTTTATAAATATAAATAATATGTCTGATAATGATTTCTTCACTGTAACCAATGTTTCTGGTACAGGATTTACTGTCAGTATTAAAAATGGCTCTAGTTTTGTAGTTAGACAATTTACATATAGTGCTTTTGGATATGGAGAAGGGTAGTATAATAGGAAAAACATAAACTAAAATGGCAAAACCTCTAGACTTTGTAGTAGATAATGGGTCTGGTTCTGCGGTAAGAACTGATTTAAATAATTTATTTGATGCCATAAGTATTAACAATGGCTTTTCAAGTGGTGCGCCAACTACAAAATATAAATATATGTGGTATGCAGACGAAGCAGGGACAGGGAAAATGTCGTTTTACAAAGCTGATGCACAAAACAAACTAGATTTTATAAGCCTTACTGATGGTAGTTTTTTCGGCCCAAATGGAACTGCCTCTAATCCCTCTTACACGTTTACCAACTCACCAAACTTAGGTATTTTTAGACAATCTGCTAATGTGCTTGGTATTTCTACAGATGGTGTTGCCAGATCAACTTTTAATAATTTAGGTCAAACTTTAATTGGAAATTTCTTAGTAGCACCTAGTTCTGGAGAAGCAAAAATTGAAGTGCAAACTAACGGAGTAAATAATGAAGAAGCGTTTATAGATCTTATAGCTGATACTACATATACTGATTATGGTTTACGTCTTCTCAGAGGAGAAACTGGAGAAAATACACAGTCTCAGTTAGAACATAGAGGAACAGGCGCACTTGAGCTAATAGCTACAGATGGAGGCACAATTGATTTTAAATTAGGTGTTACTGCAAACAATGCAAACTTAGCTCGATGGAGGTTTCATTCATCTGGTGCTTTTGTTTGGGCTGAACATACTGCGGCTTTGGGTACTGGTGCTGACGTTTCTGGTGTTGTCGTTCCAAAAGGAATAGCAAGTAAAACAGGATCAAATGCCGGAGCAACAACATCTGGGAATCTTTATAATTTTTATTGGACAGGTTCTGCTCTAAAATGTTGGGTAGATGAAGTTGATCAAGGTGTTGTTAGTATTTCAAGCTCTGATTACAGAATTAAGCAAAAAATAACAACACAAACAGCGTTAGGTATTGACAAAATAAAACAATTAAGGCCAGTAAACTATGAATATAAAAATTATGGTCATTTTAAAGCAGACGGAGTAGCAAGAGAAGGTTTTATTGCTCATGAATTGCAAGAAGTTATACCAAGTGCTGTTAATGATGAAAAGGATGGTGATGCTATACAGTCACTAAATTTAGATGCAATAGTTTCTGTTCTAACTAAAGCATTACAGGAGTCAATTGCTAAAATAGAAACATTAGAAGCTAAAGTGGCTGCTCTTGAGGCAAAGTAATGGCAATTCAACCTGCGACGTACAACTTTACTGTTCAAAGAAGATCAGATCATACGATTCCTTTGTTATTTAAAGACGGTAATAATAATGCCATAAATCTAACAGGATTTACGGTAGAAGCTGAAGTCTGGGAAGATACACGTACAACAAAATTTGCAGATTTTACGACAACTTATACAGATAGATCAGCAGGGTCAGTTAGTATTTCTTTAACGGATGTGCAGACTGCTACATTTACTCCAAATATTTTAAAATACGATGTTTT